AAACTAAAGAATTATCAAGTTTAATATCCGTACTATGATTTTCTTCTTTTTGAACTTGAATTTCATCAATATAAATTGTGACTGGAACTTGAGTTTCCATATCATCACCACAAGTAATAATTAAATCAACAGATTCACCAACGGACTTTGAACGAAGATTTAAGAACAAATATTCAATATCAAAAGTTGGAAGTTCCTCTACTTTAATTCCTTTGGTTAAAATACAATCTTTTAATACTTGTTTAATCGCACTTGTAATTTCTTTTGTATCTTGACTTTCAAGAGCAAGAATTAATATTTTTTCTTCTTTGACTAGAAATGGTCTGTATTTAATTGTTTTTCCAGTTGATGGTAAAACCAATTCATACGTTGGTGTAGAAATCTTAGGTAATGGCATAATTCAATAGTTCAGTGCTTTTATTTATTTACTTCCTCGTTTTATGTTTTTCAATTACATAACGAGAGTAACTAAAGGTGACTATTGTTTTAGTGATTGTACTTCCTTCATAAGTCACTGGCATTGCTGCAATGTTTGTAGGGAAGGCATCAATCAAACGATAAGTTATTCTTGGCACAGAAGTAAGTGGTGATGATTCTGTAATTCTATTTAAGTCTCTTTCAAATTTTACAATTGATATAATTCTCTTATATGTGTCGGGATATTTAAGTCTAAAAAAGTCTGGACGATTTTTTGCATTTCCTTGTCCTTTCGGATTTGGTTTGACTTCCCCATCTCCTTCTACAACACTTGTATAAACAGGATTGATATAATTCATCCATTCTTCAAAAAGACGAATGAGTTTATAATCATAATCAACATAAAAAGTCATTGTAACATCTGGATAAACCCTTTTAGTTGGAAACCTTTCTATCACTCCTTGACGTGACCCAATCTCTTCCGTGACATCAAAGGTTGCGCCAGGAAGTGAAGTCTCCGCACAATAAAAGTCAAATTTTGAAAATTCTCCATCACTTGTAATTCCTGCGGATGCCAACCAGTTCATCAATTCATCCCCACCATTAGTCAAGTGCAATGATACCTTAAATTGACTTGTAAGGGATAATTTGCCAAAGATTTCTAATGCTTCATTTGTTGTCTTATACAAAAAACCAACTTCAGGTTGTCCTGCTCCTGGTCCTCTTGATGCCATTTATAAATACGATTAAGATTATATAATATGTATGCCTCGTAACGAAGATAGTAAGTATAGGCAAGGAAAATATAGACCACAAAACCCAGAAAAATATAATGGTGACCCAACAAACATAGTTTATAGGTCATCATATGAATTGAAGTTTATGCAATATTGTGATCTAACAGAAAATATTATTTCATATCAAAGTGAAGAATTTTGGATCCCATATCGTTCTCCAATAGACAATAAAGTTCATAGATACTTCCCAGACTTCTTTGTTAAGTATAAAGACAAAAATGGAAATAATAGACACCTAGTTGTAGAGATTAAACCACAAAAAGATTTAAAGATGCCAGAAACAAACCCAAAAAGAAAAACAAAATCTTGGGCATATGCAGTCAAAACTTGGGCAGTCAATCAAGCAAAATGGGAAGCAGCAAGAGAATATTGTGCTGATAGAAATTATGAGTTTCGTGTGCTGACAGAAAAAGAATTAGGTATAAAAATATGATAGCAGAAGAAATTATCAAAGGAACAGCAGGAAAATATAAAAGCACTAGTTGGTATGTAAACTCATTAATGAATTCTTTATTGGAGTACAACAAAAAAGACATTAATCAGTTAGACACAAGTTTCATCATTCCAGGTGATTTTGTATTTTTTATGTATAGTGCTAAGTATCCTCAACGATATGATTATTGGGATATGCATCCTTTGTCTTATATCATTGAAGTGAATCCAAGAGAAGGTTCTTTTTTGGGTTCAAACCTCCATTATCTGACACCAAAGTATCGTGAAGCAGTTGCAAATTCTTATCTAAATAAATCAGGTATTGTAAATGCACCCAAGAAAACTTTACATAAATATCTCTTCTCTGGAGTAATGAGTGATTTCTTTAAAGTGCCTGAAGGAGAATGGGGAGGAGTATCCTTACTTCCTACAGAGAAATTTGTTGATAGAAGAGGACAACCTGTATTTAAAACTAAAGTTTGGGACGCACCATAAATGTCTTGGATTACTCTAGATGAAGATTTTTATAGATCCACCCCTCCAGGTTCATTTGGAGAAATAAAACTTGGCATAAATTACAATTATAAGACAGGAGATTATGAACTAAAAGGTTTATCCCTTTTAAGTCCTTCTGTGTATTTTTCTAATGGTGTTTGGTATTCCGATGCAATAAAAGATCCAAAACTATTTGTAGATGGTGATCCAAATAGACCAACACAATTAGCAAAAGATTTATCAATTGATATTAATAAAAAAGTTTATGCTGCATTTCAAACAAGAGGTGGAACAGCAAAAGGTAATGTGGTTAATACTGCAGCAAAACCAGAAAATAAAGATAAATTTCGTGTTTATAATGCTCCAGTAGGATCAGGTCCACCACCTTCAATTCCTGGAATTGGTACGGCATTGTCTGCTCCACTGGGACAAGGAAACTTCTTTGATCCGGGACTTAATCTAGGAAATTATAAAAAATTTGAAAGTGTAAATGAAGATAAGTTATTTAAAGGTGTACTGAAATACCCAAAAGATATACTAGAAAATCAACAAGATACCCTCCATATTGAAATGTTTAGGTATCGTCCACCTCTTGGAGACTTATTTGATCCGAAACCAGGCACAACACCTGTAAATATTGCAGATATATTTACAAAAGGAGTTCAAAGAAATAGTGCCCTATTAAAAGATTCTATAGGTTCCGTAATTTTACCAATCCCCGCAGGAATATCAGACTCAAATAATGTAGAATGGGGAGATGATAGAATGAATAATATGACAACGGCAGTGACTGGTGCTGTTGGGCAAAATTTATTTGGAACTGGACTTCAACAAGCTTTAGTTGGATTTACCAATGCACTCGCACAAACAAAGGCAGGACTTTCATTACCTACAGGTGCTATAAATCAAGCAGCATTATTAAAACAAGCAGGTGCGGACTTAAATATGCCAGAAGTGAAAACAGCATTAATGGCAATGATATTAAAGAATGCTCAATTTGAAGTTTCCCCAGAAAGTATTTTGGCAAGGGGTGCTGGCATAGTTCCCAATTCAAATCTTGAATTATTATTCAGAGGTCCAACTCTCCGTCAATTCCAATTTGCGTATCGTTTCAGTCCAAGAAGTGAAGAAGAAGCAAAGGACGTAAGAAGAATTATTAGATTCTTCAAGCAAGGAAGTGCTGCTAGAAAGCTAAATGCATCAGGAGGTGCTGGGCAAGGATCAGTTTTTCTTGGATCTCCAAATGTATTTAAATTAGAGTACAGAACAACAGGAAAAAAACCAATTGAAGGGGTAAATAAATTTAAAATATGTGCTCTTCAAGGAGTGTCGGTAAATTATGCACCTGATGGTCAATGGTCTGCATATGAAGAAGGGCAACCTGTTTCATATACAATGACACTAGGATTTCAAGAAATTGAACCAATTTATGAAAGTGATTATCAAGATAAAATCTTTGATGGTTTATCTAATGATTATGCAAAAATTACCGACGACGATATAGGATACTGATATGTCATACTTTAGAGAACTTCCCAATTTTGAGTATATCTCAAACTTTCCAAATCAAAGTTTCAATGATGATTATATAATCACAAAAAATCTATTCAAAAGACCAAAACTTAGAGAAGATATTGCCAATGCAGTTACAGCATTTGAATATTATCAAATTACAGATAATGAAAGACCAGACCAAGTAGCACAAAAAGTTTATAACAATTCTGATCTTGATTGGGTCATTTTAATTGCAAATAATATCACAAATTTAAATGATCAATGGCCTTTAGACAATAATAGTCTCTATAAGTATCTTTTAGACAAATATGGTGACGATGAAACTATAGGAGAAGTTCATCATTATGAGACAATAGAAGTTAGAGATGATTTTAATAGACTAATTGTTCCTGGTGGTTTGTATGTTGACCCACCAAAAACAATATCAGTTACAACAAATTCAACAGATCTTGATTATAATCTATCTGAGTTTCCAAGTGCCGATACAAACAATGTAATCACAATCAATTTAAACCAATTCGTTCGTGTTTTCGGAAACAATGTCACAAATGAAAATACAGATGCGATTGTAAAAGATATTGAAACTAACAAATCATTCTTACAAGTAAAGGCAAGAGACACTAATACCCCAATTTCAATTACAAATACTTTATCCGATTGGCCAAATAGTTGGGGTGGAAGTTTTGCAGTAGTAGGAAGAAATAGCATATCAACAACAATACAAGTCGGTGATGTTGTATTTGATAATGATGTCGTATTAGATCCAACATTGTATGAAATTGTCGGAGAACTTCAAGATGGAAAAGTAGTTCCAGTGTTTAAATTTTTACCTCAATCCTAAATAAAAATAAAAATGGCAACTCCATTACCTGGTGTAAAAATAAAAATATCAACAGAAAAACAAGATAC